AAGAGACCCTTTTTATTCCGCTTTACCCACGTATAGAGATCAACGAACTCGTGACCCATATCGCGTTTCGTCTCGCTTTTAATGGGAGATTGATCGGGAGGTATCTTTTGATGGAGAATAATTTCTTGGACTTGGCCTGTGAGATCTCGCTCAACCACATACTGGTCTAACCTGTAGACCCTAAGCTGATTATCAGGTCCGATATATTCAAGTGAATTGCCTGTAACAACCTGTAGTTGGATACTGAGATTAGTGGCTGTACGCCAATTGGCTCTATTGATCTCAGACATAATTAGCTTTTCGGCTAACGCAAAGCCTCTATCAAGTTCTGCTGGAGCCGCGAGTTGGCCTGACTGTATCAGTGCCTCATTCGGAATCACTAATTTAAAGAAGCTTTGACCTGGTGGTAACAAGGCTGTCAACAGACGTGACGATAAGTTTACAACACATCGTGCGCCAAGACCCTGATAGGGTTGCGGTAGGTTCTGAGTATGTGTGTGTCCATTTGGTGGTAATAGGGATGGAATGGTTAGGGCTGCTCCATCTCGCGCTCTATCTAAGAAAGAGTCACGACGAAGGGCTAGGTCTTGATAACGGCTTTTAGCACTCATACGACAGGATTATCTGGCATTAATGGAATTTTCAGTCCTGATAGACCTGTCAGTCCCTGCTTTAGTTTAAGAGAATCCTGTACGGACTTCATTCGTGCTTTGACCTCATCTTCAGTTTGCGGCAAGTCAGCATCAAGCTGAGGCTTGGGCGGTGGTGGTGGCTCAGGCTCAGGGACGGCATTAACTGGTGGTACATAAGCTGGTATACTTGGGCCGCTAAAAAATCCCATTCACTATGCTCCTGCAATAGATACGCCACTACCAGAACTAGCAGTTGCGACTACTGGATTAGTGACACTTGGTTTTCCTGCGCTTTGGCTTACACGTATTTGTTGAAGATTTCCTATATTCGCACTTGCTGCGGCAAATTTAGCTTTGCGATCTATCTGCTCTTGCGCCTTATTCCGTAGTGCCAATGTTTTGTGAGTCCCTCCAGATGAGTCTCTGAAGAGTGGGGCTGGTGCTGGTGGTGGCGATGGAACTGATGGTGATCTAATGAAGCCGCCCATTATAGAATTCTCCTGTAAGCAAATGGTGGAATAGCGGTCCACCCTAATCGTGCTAGCGTTTCTGTGAACCTGTTGTTTTTGTGCATGATAAATACGTAACGACCATCCAAAAGCTTTACGACTTGGTAAAGATCTTCCAGTAATGATCGACGGAACCATTGTTTGTGATAAGCCTGATCAACACAAATGTGCATCTCTAAGACCCGATAACTGTCAGGGACGTTGCTTAACCACATATACCCTTTAGGTTCTCTATTATATTGAATACGACATACAAAAGCGTTTCGTTTAAGAGCTTCAATCGTCCATATTCGATAACATGGGTATCTCCATTGCCGTAGATGATCCTGCATTTCTTGGTCGGGCGTGTGGAGTTTCAATTCCCATCTCATTTGCTTTCCAGTCTAATAGTTGATTAACCAGATCTACTGCTCCAGCGAAGCGATGGGCTTCTTCTGGCGTTTCATTTGGCAATATGCATCTGGGCCTATAGATTTCAGCAAGATGATCGATGAGTTCATAGCTAGTCTCTGGTATATATTCCTCTGCAATAGCAGGACTTTTCATCTTAGACACCACAGCTACCTCCATGTTGGGTTATGTCACAAATATCATGGGTCTCTACGGCTTCCTCAAACTCCTGCCCTAACTGCTTCACAGCATCTGTATAGGGAACTGAGACAAGTGGTTGCCCACCACGACAACCGTCAGGGTATACTGTGAAACCTCGTAAGCCATGAGCATAGCTAGCTAGAGTTTCAGCAAACTTATCGACTGTATCAGGATTATTTAACTTGCTGCCCCATGACGGTAGGTTAATTGTCGAGCTAATAGACATATCGACATAGTGTTGAATATCGAACTGAAACTTCATTCGTCGGTCATAATCAGTAGCAAGATCAATCGCACTTTCAATAGTGCTTGGGTCAACACCATATAAGTCAATCAGTTCCTGAGCCGCGCTGTCTACGACATACTGATAATGCCATCGTGCCCCCTTGAGATATCGCCTCTTGTAGGCAACGGCAAAGATTGGCTCTATGCCTGTCGATGTACCAGCAAGTATTCCAATTGATCCAGTAGGTGCAACAGCGCGATTGGCAACAGGACGCGAGATCGACAGCATATCTGCATAAAGTTGTGAGGTCCTATCACTCACACCTCGGTAAACATTAAGCCACCTATGTAACTCTGGGGTTACCTCATAGCGTTCCCCACGCTTTACCAACCACTCATGCAGACCCATTAAGCCTAGGCCAAGGCGGCGATTCTTTGTACGCACTCCCTCTACCTTGGGATACGGAAGATGGGCCTTTAGTGTGCCACAGAGTAGAAACTTTGTTGCTAATTCAACCAGAGAAGATAGCTCCTCCAGTGAATCAATGCGTCCAAAGTTTAAACTACCAAGATTACACACGTCTGAATCATCTGCACTGGTTACCTCAGTACAGGCATTGCGTAATGTTTCCTGCTCTTGGTCCCAGAAGTTAAATGAAAAGCCAGGTTCTCCACCTTTTAGAGCTTGGGCGACATTCATACGGAATACATCACCAACATCTTCATTTTGCCAATAACTATGTAACCAGTCCGTATCATAGTTAACGCTGATGTTCGTATAATCTAATGGACAAGGAAAATTAAAGTCAGCTTGTTTTAAGTCGCCCATCGTTTTTGTGGTGCCAGCCACCTTAATAGAATCCCAGTCCTTTATCTTTAGGAATTCGTTGATATCACTATGTTGCCAATTCAAAGACGCATAGATAGCGGAGCGCCTTGAGCCACCCTGCATTACCCTGCGTCCTATCTCGTTGATCTTTTGCATCGCAGGTATTGGGCCAGAAGCAACGCCGCCTGTTGATGCAAGGGTACTGCCTGACCCACGATAGATACTATAATCCACCCCAATGCCGCCCCCAGTCATCAGACAACTTTCTGCCTTCCAAGAGAGATCAGCCCAGTCTCCTCGCGTATCTTCTTCTGCTTTCAATAAGTAACAGTTGTTAAAGAACTTCTTGTCACGCCCAGCGTAATAAAGGTAACGCCCACCTGGCAGGAACTTTAAGTTCTCTATCGCTTGCGTTAGCTCCTCTTGCTCACTTGAGGATAGAAAATTAGCGCACACATCTGAGACAAGAGTCTTCGCAAGGTCAGCCCACGTCTCTGAACCACTATGGGAATACTTATGATCAAAGATGTCCTCACTGAATTGAGATCGAAACATTGGATTTCTGTTGCTGCGCCATGCTGCCACTAGTCAGTACCTCCTATCTTAATGTTTTCGTAATCGTATTCGTCTTCCTCTGTCGTTTCGATGAGCCTTTCGAGGTAGAACTGCGCCTTCTTGAGGTCTTCCGCGCCGCCCTTTTTGCGCCACCTGACGATGTACTTGATGATGTTGCCTTCAAGGAAGTTGAGGTTTCGTCGAGTGATGAAGTCAATGGGTTCTTCCCCTCCGTCGAGGTTGACGTAGTGACTGGGTCGATTGATAGGGTTAAAGATTTCTTCTGGGGATGCCAAAGGGTGATCTCCTTCTTGTCTGAATGATAATCCTCAGCACGTAGAATACGGCTAAGTCGGGCTTGGGTGATTGCGTCTTGCTCTGTAAGGCCAGCTTCAAGATAGGCTTCAAGGACACTGGCCCAGAGATCTGGGAGTTCTGGACCTGTCCTTGCTAGAATCTTTTCGGCTTTCTTTGGGCCAACACCAGGAATTCCTTTGTAGTTATCAACTCGATCTCCAATCAATGTCTGGTGCATCCAAGTGTAATTCGCTTGTGCCAGACGGATGCGGCGAGGTCGATTGTCTTTGTCAGGGTTAAATACAAAAGCTGGAACTGTCTGCATATCCTTATCGATACTTACGATAATTGCTGACTTGACGTATTCACTCGTCGCAAAGATTGACATCAGGTCATCAGCCTCTAGGCGGTGAACAGCATAGGATTCATAAGCTAGCTTCAGATATTCAATTGTTTCTCCGAGTAGCTCTGGGGGTTCTCCCTTGCGGTTACCCTTGTAGTCGGGAAAGATTTCCTTTCGGAAATTATCAGACCCACCGAAACACAAGATAGACTTGTTACAGTCTGCTCGTTGCGTCCAGTCTCCAATGATAAATTGAGCACTCGCAAGTGCTTGTTGCTTGGAGATTGTTGGGCCTTCATTACCATCTTGCCAATCAATGTTTTCTTGGGAGACAGCAGCAGCCCTGTAGGCCACGATATCTGCGTCGATCAATGCTGTGGTCAATGTGTTTCACTCCAATTGTTTCCGATTTGAAAGCTGCCATCCATCTGACAGCGAAGGCTAAGGGTTCTCTGAGTCGATCGAATAGCATCTACCATCAGTTCTGCTACTTCATGGGCATAGTTAGGGTGGGCTTCGAGTTGAACCTCATCATGAACATTCGCACAGTATTTGAAGTGCTGCTTAGGTGCATTCATATCAAACGTGATCAGCGCTTGCTTCATGATTACAGCACCAGCAGCCTGGATTAACGTATTGAGTGCAGAATGCGGCGATGGACAAACGAGATGTCGCTTGTCTAATCCAGTGAGATACTTTCGCTTGGCAGCAGCCTGACGAACTCGCTGGGACAATTCGTTTAAACCAGTAATTCCATCATTAAGTTTCTGCCGAGTCGCCTTGCCGACTTTGGTTTTCGATTGCTTGAAGGGCTTATCATCGTGAACGATTTGGCCTAGCTTGGTGTCTCCGCAACCGTACATGAACGCATAAAACATTCGCTTGGCTGAATTACGCGACTCAAGGTCACATATCGTTTGATTATAGGAATGAAAATCACCATTCACTACACGGTCAGCAAATTCACCCTCATCAAACCTTGCTAGATAGTGGCCTAATAGTCGAGCTTCTAAACCATCAGCGTCAATGCCTACGAGTTGCCACCCTTCACGAGGAATAAATAACTTCCGCATTCGTGGGTCACCATCTGCTTGTGCTACGTTGGGATTTCGATGGGTCATCCGTCCTGTTCGTGCGCCTAGGGTGTTGACTTCTCCATGAATACGACCATCCCTCACAAGCTTTAACCAAGACTTATCACTGGTGGCTAGCATTCCAAGCATCTTCTCAGTCCGAAGATAGCGATGGAGAGCTTTAGCCTCTGGATACTTTAAGCCAGCCAGTGTGGTCTCACTGATTTCGGGTTGTCCTGACGGAGTAAACCGCTTGGGCTTCCAGTCATACTTGCGGATTAAACGCTCTGCTATCTGTTGACGACTGCCTGGATTAAAAGTTTGGCGTTCAACCTTAGTAAGCGCACAGTCCTTAGTATACCCCATGCGGCGGTTATCAGCCTTGGGAGTCATCTCCTTTTTCTTTACATATATCGGAGGAAATATATTCTTGAGCGCTTCTTCATTGTCCTTACGCTTGGCAAAAAGATCTGCCGCTAGCTCTTCTGCCTTCTCTATATCAAAGGCAAAACCATTGCGTTCCTGCTCTGCTATTATTCGGGCAACTTGATGCTCAATATGTAAGGCTGTACTAGGTGCAATAGGGTGCAGTTTCTCGTAGACCTTGGCTGTTAATTGAACATCACGAATACAATACTCAATCAGTTCATCTGATAGGTGGTCAAAAGGTGCTTCACCCTTGGGAAAACCTAATGTTTCTCCCCATGATCGTAGGGAATGACCGCCCTCACGTTGTGAGTCTACAAGCCTTGAAGCAATCAGAGTGTCGTAGATCTTGTTGATATCGAAATGATGACCAAACTTCGCTAAGGCAGGGTGATCAAAACCAATACCGTTATGAAACACAACACGATCAGCTTCATTAAGACGCGAAACACCTTCACTTAGACCACTCGAATGATAGCTGTCGGTTTGCCCTGTATCCATGTCGAGGATTACGAGACACCATATCTGAGTCATATCGGGTAGGAGGTTGTTCGTCTCTATATCGGCTACTAATGTTTTCATTCAATATTTCCTTGTCTAAATACCTGTGTACACGCTGACTAAACTTAAGGGCGGCTTCTGCTAGGATGTCTGGATCAGTTACTGCACCCATGAGGCTATTCGCCAGAGAACTGACGACTCTGACATTTCCCTTGATATAACCAAGAGCAGGGTCAATGCGATCTAGTGTCGGGCTGTTGAATCGTGGTCCTTTATGACCAGAGTTGTGGTGACTGATAAGAACGATATCTGTAAGAGGACACTTTTCTGGTATTACGATGTCGTCGAAACTGAGGTCGAAGGCAAGATTGTTTTTCTTCGCCCTTCCTTTGGCATTCCGTATGATTCTAAGCTTTGTCCTCCTACCACTGGGGTAAGAGGAAGCATTCATTCAGATTTAAAACTCCTCATCGTCAAAATTATAATCAACTTCAACTAAACGTCCTTGCTCTGGGTCATAGCGAAGAGCACACCCTGCTCCTGTTTCTCCTGAGAAACGGTTCTTTAGGATGCGAACTACAGTTGTATTTCGTTCTTCTGAATCATCTGATTGACTGTTCCGACCAAGTGCCAGAACCATGTCTGATAGCTGGGCAATTGAATGGCTGGAGCGTAAGTCTGTGAGGCTGGGCATCAGCCCTTCTTCATGGCTCCTACCACCTGATGGCCTTCGGAGATGCGATACAATCAGAAGACCGCACTTGGTTTCTTCAGCGAAACTCCTCAGCATCGTCATTGTCTTATCAAGGGTACGCCTCTCGTCACCTTCAAGATCAAACCCACTGACGACGATTGAGAGGTGGTCAAGAATAAGCCACTCGCAGCCACACGCCTTAACCATGAACCGTAGCTTGGCTAATAGGTTATCACTATCGAGTGATCCCCAGTGGTCGTACAGCCACATTCGCTTGGTTCCCATTGTCGCATCAAAAGCTGCACGAAGTTCTTCTTGGGTTACCTGTTGATTGGGCAAATGTATCGGACGGTTAAGATGAATACCCATGAAGCGACGAGCAGAGCGTCCAATGTTTTCCTCAAGGGCAACAAAGCCTACCTGCTTCCCTTCGTTGATTGCTAGGTTATAAGCTATCTCTGAGACAAAGGCTGACTTACCTATGCCAGAACCTGCTGTAATGGTCACGAGTTCGCCCTGCCTGAGGCCATATGTCTTCTCGTTTAATCCAGTAAATGGATATAGAACACCCATAGTGATAGGCTTCATCACTTCGTCCCATGTCTCAGCACCATTAATAATACCGTCTGGGCGGTGACTCTTTGCTTGAAAGATAGAATTAACCAGAGACTTTGTTTCCCCAGAGACAATCATTTCATTTGCATCTTTTCGACTAAGGGATGCAACAGATGCCTTGCCAGGTGATAGTAAATCAGCGCACTTCTTTACCGCCTTCTGCCCTTCTTCATCCATATCAAACATGAATACAACCTGATCAAACGACTCAAGATATTCAATTGATTCAGTTACAGATCGGGCAGCACCAGCAGCCCCTGACTTAACGGATACGGAAGGCCAGTTTGGCATAGCCTCGTAGACGCTCATCGCATCTATCTCACCCTCGGTCACAACGATCCTCTTGCCGCCTTCCTTGAAGAGAAACTGCCCAAATAAACCTGCCGCTTTTAGATTGCCTGTGGAATAAAACTTCTTGTTGTTGCCTCGCACCTTCTGTGCGACGAGATTTCCTGACTGATCATAGTAAGGAGCAACCTGGACATGGCGACCATTATGCACACACTTCTGATAACTATACTTACGACACGTCTGTTCACTTATCTTACGCTTTTCAAGAGCTACATATTGTCCAGCTTGAATCATATCCTTTGGCTGCTCCTTGTTTGTCTGCTGGTTATTACCGAATGTCTTATCGCATCGAAAACAGTGGGAGTGACCATCTGAGTAAACTGCGAGAGCGTCACTCGATATGCCACAGGGACAGGGTTGATGTTCTAGGAAGTCACTACTGTTCTCCATTCGACCTCACTCCGTGGCTCTTCTCCGTCTTCCGCATATCGTTTTGTGATTGTGAGTTCGAGGATTTGATCGTCATCGCGCCATCCAAACGGTGCTCTTGTGATTGCATCGAGGACACTTTTGGCATGATTATCAACATCTCCACGGGGCCACGGCCTCTTAGTCGTCGCTGGTTTGTAACAAACCTGAGTAACTGAGACACTAAGCGGCTTCGATGTGAGTGGGAGCCTGAGTTTTTTAAGTGCTTCATCTGCTTCTCTTCTCCATTTGAGATAAGTCTTTGCGTAAAATACGCCCCACCTCCCGACACGAGGTCGGGAAGCAGGGACTGGAGCCACTGGGATGGTGCAACTAAAAGTCTTCTTCATCTTCCTCTTCACCATCCGCGACAAAACCTTCGATATCATCGAATACATTTCCAATTGTTGATCCTTCATTTCGCTTGTCTACTAGTTGCACAGCTTGAAGCCTTAATGAGACACCACTGGCAGAACCTGTGTCATAGTCATTTACGACAATTGCCATACGAATGAGGTCTCCTGACATCGGAGCGACTTCTTCTGGAAGTGGGGTACGGTGGGTATCAACAAGCTTAGGTTGGAACTTAGTCTTTGCTGTCACAGTCCAATGCCCAGCGTGACCTTCTGCCTTACTGGTATCACCATCACGCACAGGGCTAGGCGTATTATGTCCGTTCGCTGCCTTCTTATGGGCCGTATTAATCATGTTCACAAAGGTCTTTGCCTTTGAATCTTCCTTATCTAAAAGCAATGTGACCTTGAAGTGATTCTGGTTGAAGGCAGTATCGGGCTTTGCTAGCCAGGAATATGCGGCTGTTCCAATGGGAGATACGATTGTGTTTACTTGGTTCTTCATTCTGTTTCCTCTGTTGAATTAAAGCGATTGAATAATTCGGTTAGGTGATCAGGAGCTTCGGCTGTTGTAATATCGAATAGCCCACGCTGCCCTGCTTCGAGTAAACGACAGAGAAGGTCGTCAGGATCTAGTCCTAACGCCTCTGCCGTTCCACCTAGCACCATTGCGGCTGATGCTGCTTGAGCGAGAGCAATAGCCTCATTGGTTGGGTAATTTTCGTTTGTTACATCTGAAAGAACTTCGTGTAGGCGAAGCCCTATCTCAAAGACGAGAGGGGCTGCTTCACGAACTATTTCGTAGGGGAGACCTAAGGAGTTCGAGAGGATCTCCTGTAGGTCGATGACGTTTGAATTATCGTTTTGATTTTCCATTACGGAAGGGGGAGTTAATTGTTGCATACTTTATTGTTCCTATTTTACTGTACAATCAAGACGCACTTCGGGCTTTGTTGTGCAGTTTATTAAGAGAAAAAGTAGGGAGCGGATAAGACCTGCTTTATATCGAATGACCCATAGTCTGGTAGTTCTGGAAGGATGACACCTTGTCGTGCTTGTTGGTCATGAAATTCATGGAGCACTGGGCGATCATAGATACGCACATACTCTTCTCGAATGTGTGTGTTAAGACGATCAACCTCACAAGCATGAACGCCAATAGAATCATGGACGCAAGCCCAAGAAGTGATAGGGTTATTACCCCTTGTTGCCATAAGCACAGTGGCTTGAAGGTGAGCAGCATCAAAGGAATGAATGATGTTTGGCGATGAAGCCATCGTCTGCTTGCGATTATAGATCCCAAGGTCTTGCTCTTCATTCCACAACACAGCCTTGCCAAATAAAGTCTTAACTTCCTGCTTATTATGTCGCCAGTACGCTTGCCTCACAGTCATGCCCATTGGCGTTTGCCATGTTAAAGGAAGATCGGCATGGGCAAGAGCCTCTGCCACCCCCTTGAAATACTCCATGACCTCAAGTGGCTTCTTAATTGTTTCGCCCAGAGATTCCATAAGCTTATCCCTTAAGTAATTCGCATTGCGGATCTTACTGCCTTCAAGTTCATCGAGATGTCCATCACGAATAAACTGCTCACGCAAACCCTGAGGCGTAACTGAATATGGGATAGTCATAACCCCACGCTTAACAGTCTTTCGATTGACTGCACCATGACAGTTCTGAGCTTCCTCACTGGCCGATAAGTCTCGCTCAATCAGTTCATTGAGTGCCTTCGCTTGAATGCCGTAGATGTCGTAGCGGATATCTGAGTCTGTCATGTTCACAACCTGGGCAGCCACAGGGTCACGCGACCAGGCCGCTAGATGCTGGAGTCCACTTGCAGTTGCATCCAGATTAATCGGGATGTAGTTCAATGCCTTATCTCCCTGCTCTGCTAGATTACGATATTCATTGGCAGCAGCTAGGAACTGGAAGGGTTCATCAGCATCAGCCCAGAACCGTGCGCCATCCAGAGGATTTATTGCGCTATCGAGAATAGACACATGATTTTCATGTACCCAATCTACTCGTTGATCGAAGGTTAACTTGTCCTGCCCATACGAATTAGCAAGCCTTACCTTCAGCCAGTAGGCTCCTGTCTCACCGAAGGGCTTACCTTCAGCAAACATCAACAAGCCACGAGACACATCGTCATTGGTAAAGTTTAGATCCTGCGATTGCGGATACAACCTGCCTCGAAAGTCAGGGCAGTGCGGAATCCAGAAGGTTTCTTCGCGCAGTTCATGCGCTAGGTTTAGCTTTCGGGTGAGAGCTTCTCGCCTACCCCTTGTCGTTGCGTTCTTTGAGTGGATACGTTCTCGATCTGCCTTGATTGCCATGCGTTCCGCACGATTCATGTCCATCCATACATCTTGGGGTACATTTGGCGGTAATGATAACTGGTGGTCAGGCACAATGTTACCCAGAGTCTCGGAGTTATCGGAGAGTTCTTGGCAAACATCGAGGATAAACTCATTGATGCTTAAAGGGGTGCGTCCAAGCGTATCGCATACATCGAGTATTTCATCTGAGACAGGGCGACGAAGTGCCGCCGTATGCTCATGCAGGTTGTACTTGAGGAAAGGTTCTTGAATCATATAGTAGCCGCCGTGGTAGCTCATACGTTTCTCCTTACTGTTTAACTTAGGATGCTTGGCTTAGTGCTGTCGCTAGCTGACTGCTAAGGTCTGCCTCTTCTGACTCTGTAAGTTCTGCACCAGAACTCTTCGCCTTGCCCTCGCTGAATCGCCATTGTGCTGGTTCACACAGCATGGGCAGTAAGAAAGGACGGTTCAGTTCACATCGGCGGTGATCATTTTCAATTGCATCACGCGCAATCTGGGTGAGCCTGACCGACTTCTCTGTGTGTAGCGTTGTTCCATAGCCTCGCCTGACCATACTTTGTTCAAACCATCCGTTACCATAACGGACGAGCAGATCCATACACTTCATTCCGATGTGAAGTCGAACAGTCTTGTCCCAGTCTAGTCGATCCAGATTTGTACTGAGCCGCATAAACTTT